TGTCGTAACCAAGATAAGAGTGGTAGCCCAAACTAGGCGACGAGGCACCAACTCGAGGAAGCTTTATGAACTTCTCGAGGTGGAGCTCGAGGTGCCTTGCAGTACGCCACATCAAGGAACGGTAGAAGTTGTTCCTCAAGGCGACGCACGACACCAAAGCCTCCACATCTGCCCGGCGCGCAGGGAGTTCCTTTCGGACCCTGACTACACTAACGTCAGTGCCGTCGAAGTACTCCTTGCCACAAGACTCCCTGAACTTTCCAGTCCAGTAAGACTTGGAGAGGTTCACTTGAGCCCCAAAAGTCTCAAGGGAACATACGACGGGAGCAACCATATCCACCGGGACGATGATGTCGTCCCCGTAGACGCGCACCCTGCCCACGTGCTCTTTAATGAGCTTGTGGGTAAGACGGCGGTTGAGTCCTTTCTCAATCCCAATGAAGATACAGGTCAGAAACACCATGGCCTCAAAGGGAAAGCAAAGGGCTGAACCCATCGACGCGAACTTGGCGAGGCGGATCACGCCATGGCCAGGTACATCGGCTTTGCGACTTCTCGTTGCATCCACGGCACTGGAAAACCATGGATGGTTACGAAGAAGTCGACGAACAAGCTGATTCGAGACACGGTCTGAGGCTTCGGACAAGTCCAAAGTCGCTAAGGATCCATCACTGGACCCTTGGCAGGCCAGGCGCTGGTTAGGCGTCTGATCATCAAGACCCATGAGCTGATAGAGGATTGGATCTACTTTCAGCTCATCTACGATCACCCCTAGAATCGCCTGTTGCATGTACTGCATACAAGCGGGTTCGATGGCAATGATCCTAGGTGCCTTGAGCGTCTTAGGTACGGTTACGACCCTAACGGGTCGTTCCCGCCCAGGTTCGAGAGTGTCCACACGCTGGGCCTCGCGCCACTGATGACGCGAGGGGAACATGTACTCGGAGGCTGGAAAGATCGTCTCCAACCTCTGAGTCCATTCCCTCTGTTTCCACTTCCGATTGCCTTTAAGGCCTTCGGCAGTAGTACCAGGACCATGACGTGGCAGAACGGAGCCGTCGAAAACCTTTCGGTCAACGCGGCTAAATAGTTCCCCAAACAGGAGAGTGCTAACACGATCAAAAGTGTCAA